TGGACTTCCTACCCATGTCCGTTCCTTCTCAGAACATCAAGGCTCGCGTCGCTCTCGTCCCGCAGACGGTCGGCACGGCCACCGCGAACGTCTACGGCAACACGCTCGACGTGCGCGGCTTCGACTCGGCGACCTTCATCATCGGCGCTCGCTCGGCGACCGCGACCAGCGTCCCGGATCGCGTCATCATCGAGCACGCTGACGACACGAACACCGCGTCGTTCGCTGCCATCACCACCATCTCGTCGGGCCTTCCGACTCAGATCAACAGCACGGCGCTCACGAACCAGGACGCGTTCGCCGTCGTGAACGTCGACCTTCGCGGCAAGAAGCGCTACCTGCGCCTCGGTCTCCGCAACGGCTCGACGAACGTCGCGACGATGGATGCGGTCTGCATCCTCGACAACGCCGGTCAGGCTCCGGTCAATGCGACCGCTGCCGGCACGCTCTACTTCAACGCCATCGGCTGATACCATTCGGCCGCACGGGATCACGGCACGGCCGGGCGTCACGTTGGCGCTCGGCCGTGTCTCTTACAGGGAAGCGGAAACATGCTCAGCGTCTGGAAAGAAGGGCAGGCCACCGAGTATTCGATCGAGCAGGCCGGGAACCTGCCGGTCGAGGACGGCTCCTGCGACGCGATCGAGGTGCGGGAAGGTCTTGAGCGGTTCGTCGGCGAGGCCGCTACGCAAGCCGTCATGCGATGGACAGCGAAGCTCCGCGAGGGAGGCGAGCTTCGCGTCAGCGTGCCGGACTTCGATCGGGCCGTCGACGCGTACAAGAACGGCACGAGCCACGAGATCGAGCCGATCGTCTGCGGCAAGACCGGCGAGCACGGCTCGCTCTGGAACCGGACGAAGGTCATCGAGACGCTTCGGAAGGCCGGTCTCGATGACTGTCAGGCGTGGCCGGACGGCGAAGGACAGTGGACGATCGGCGTCGCGGCTCGCAAGTTGCCGGCGATCAGCACGCTTCAGAACGTGGAAGCGCTGATCTCGATGCCGCGGCTCGCCTGGACTGAGAACATGTTCTGCGCGATCGGCGCGCTCATCCCGCTCAAAATCAACATCACGAAGCACACCGGCGCCTTCTGGGGCCAGTGCCTGTCGCGGCTGCTGTCGGAGGCGATCAAGAAGCCGACCTGCGAATGGGTGCTTACGCTCGACTACGACACGATCTTCCAGAAGGAAGACGTGGTCGCACTCTACCGGCTGGCAACCGAGCGGAACCTCGACGCGGTCGCGGCGATGCAGATCGGACGCGAGCGACAGACGGTCCTCATCACCTGCGAGGACGAGAACGGCGAGCCTCGTACGTCGCTCACGGCCGAGGAGGTCAACGCGCCGGCGCTCGAGGTCGCGACCGCGCACTTCGGTCTCACGCTCATTCGGGCGAGCGCTCTGCGTAGCCTTCCGCTGCCGTGGTTCCACGGCCAGCCGGCTCCGGACGGAACCTGGGGCGAGGGCCGCATCGACGACGATATCCAGTTCTGGCGACAGTGGAAACGGGCCGGCTTCAAGGTCTGGCAGGCGAACCGAGTCCGCATCGGTCATATGCAGGTGATGATCTCGTGGCCTGACGAGAGGTTCGCCGCGCGACACCAGTACCATAACGAGTACGTCACCAGCGGGAAGCCGGCATACGCGAGGACTTGAATGGCCGTCGATGCGAACTCCCTGACCACGCTCGCGAATCTCCAGTCATACCTCGGCATCGCTGCCGGCGTAGACGAGACGATCCTCGAACGATCGATCGACCGGGCCTCGGCGCTTATTGAGTCGATCCTCGGCCGACCGATCAAGTCGCGGGACCTGTACGAATGGCACGACAGCCTCGGCACGGATCAGATCGGCGTCAAGGTGCGGCCGATCAACCACGTGAAGTACGTCGCGTTCGGATCGCAGAACGCGCTCAGCGTGTCTGCGGCGTCCGGCTCGACCGACATCATCGCGACGGTAGAGGTGACTCCGAGTCACATCAGGCTCTTCCGCGTAACCTCGACCGGATCAGAATCGACGGAGCAGGTGCAGTTCACGAACCACGAGACGACCGCTGAACTCGCGGCACACATCAACACGCTGACCGGCTTCGAGGCATCGGCCATCGAGGACTTCTCCGCGTACCAGTTGCATCCACGAGCCGGCGTGAACGTTCTCACGACGACGGCGTACCTATCCGCAGCCTGGGACACGACCGCCGACCTTCGCGTCGACCACGAGGCCGGCATCATCTCGATGGTATCTGACGCGTTCCCGAGCGATCACTGGGCGACCGAGTTCCCGGCGGAGTATCGCTCGGTCCTCGTGGCCTACAACGGCGGCTTGGATGTCGTGCCGTTCGACATCGAGCAGGCGTGCCTCGAAACGGCTGCGAGCCTGTACCGGGACCGCAAGAAGGATCTCGGCGTGACGAGCGAGAGCCTCGGCGACTACTCGTACAGCGTCGCCGCGACCGGTCGCATCGTGCAGCAGATCCGCGGCATGCTCGGAGCAAGGGTACGCATCCGATGACTATCGGCTCGCTGATCTCGTCGTATGGTCGGACGATGACCAGGACGCGTCCTGTCTGGATTCGCGACGCGAGCGGCGGAGCGGCTCAATCGACCACGGCAGGCACGACGACGGCGACGGTCACCGGCTACCTCCAGATCGGCGGAGGAGCGGTATCGCTTCGGTACGGGCGCGAGAACGTCCGCTTTGGCGCGACGCTCTACTGCGACGGCTCGCAGGATCTCAAGGCCAACGACGTGCTTACCGTGACGATCGCGAGCGAGGTTCGCACGTATCGAGTCGATTCGGTTCGCGTGCCGGATGATCGGTCAACGGCTGACAACCTGTACCACCTGATCGCGACGCTTGAGGAGGATCTGCCTCGTGGCTAGCGGCTCGTCTGGCGGCTCGCGATGGTCATTCCCGAGCGAGACGATCGTTCGTTCCGTCATCGACGGAGCGGCGCGCGGTACTCAGAGGCTGATCTTGGAAGCTCAGGTCGAGGTCAAGAAGAATCTATCGAGAGCCGGTACTGGCAAGAAGCATCCTGGCCTGCGTTACACAAGCAGCGCGCCAGGAAATCCGCCGGCAGTGCAGACCGGCACGCTGCGCCGTTCGTGGCAGACCGGAACCGTACGCAAGGTCACGGCGGGAACTCGTCTGGGATGGCGGCTCGGATCTAACCTGCGATACGCGCGACGACTTGAGTTCGGCGGAGGTTTCATCGCGCCTCGTCCGTACCTGCGACCGGCGCTGAATGCGATTAGGCCGCGTGTTGATCGCGTGATGAAGGCGTATATCGGGCAGGCGCTGAAGCGAGCAGTACCGAGGACAACATGAAAGCGATACTCGACAGCATCGCGGCCGGTATCGCCGAGACCGCTGCCACCTCGTGGTTTCAGGGACTCGGAGGACGCGTCTACGTCAACGAGGCGCCGGCCGATACGGCGCTTCCGCTGGCCGTATATGGCGTGGTCGACCATCGGATCGAGCAGACGTTCGGGACCGATCGCGAAGCGTTCTCGATCGAGTTCACGCAGTACCATCCGCATACGTCCGGCGTCGCCGTCGCACTGGCATCGGCGGAGAAGTTGCACACGATGCTCGATGACAAAGCGCTAACCGCGACCGGCTATGATCGAGTCTTGATCCGTGCTGAGTCTCGGGGCGTTCCCGCGATGGAAGACGACGCGATCTCGACTAGCTCGCGGTTCAGGCTGACCGCAATAAAGGGTTCTTGAAATGGGCTACCTCGTAGGCAATGACGGCGGCGTGCATCTCGGATCGCACTTTGCGCAGTTCAACACGTGGAACGGCACGTTCTCGCGGCAGGTCTCGGACATCACCGGATTCGGCGATTCCGGTCGTCGGCGGAAGCTCGGCGTCTGGGACGCGAATGGATCGGCCGGCGGTTTCATGCTGGCGGACGCGTCGAGCAATAAGCCGGGCATCAATACCACGAACTGGCAGACGGACGGAAACGCGATCTACCTGCACGCTCGCGGCAGCGGCGCGGCTACGGCCGCAACGGCTTGCACGATGTCGATGACGGCGGTCATTTCCGAGATCGCGCTCAGCAGCACGAAGACCGGAGATGCGGCGATCTCGTTCAACTGGTCGCTGGCAGGCGGCTCGGTTCCAACCGAGACCTGGGACGAGACTTGAGGCTCTGGCCGACTACGGTTCTTACGCCGGACGACTGGATCGCGGAGGTCGTGTTCAACGACGGAACGCGATCGCGACTCGGAATCTCGCCGCATCTCAGCGAAGCAGAGGCGCTCGAACGCGTGCGGCATGTCGTCGGCTGGCGGAACAAGACGCGACAACTTGTGGACGTTAGGCTACGGCGACGAGTGCATGCGTTCGGCTCGGTCGCCGAGATGCACGTCGAGAACCGAGGGAGGCTCACGAAATGAAGACCGTAGACATCGGGAACGGCGTCTGCCTGCGAATGCTTGCCATCCGCGACATGATCGAGATGACGGAGCAGGCATGGCATGCGGAACGGCGCTCCGTGCTGGAGGATCTGGAAACGTCGCAGGCCATGCCCGAGCAACGTCTCGCGACGCTGCGAGAGCATTCCACAAGACGCGGGACCGCGATAGTGCTACTCATTGCGACGATGCGGCTCGAGTTTGCGATGGAGATCATCAGGCGAGCCGGCAAGAACGCCGGGACCGATGTCGACGGCGCTATCGGATTGATGACGCCTGCCGAGATCATTCGAACGGCTCAGCGATTGATCGGCTACGAGATGAGCGAGGAACCGCAACCGGGAAACGCCAAAGGTCCGGCGAGTTTGATGACCTGACTCGGCCGGACTACATCGCCGCCTCGGCATTCATCGCGAAACATGCTCCAGGCTTCGGCGATCCTCTCGCAATGCCGCTCGACTTGTTCGCCGAAGTGTGCGAGGCAGTGTGCGATATGCTGCGAGGCGAGAACTCCGAAGGCGGTCGCGCGGCCGTCGATCGCGAGATGAGGCGGCTAATCAATGAGTGACGCGGCATTCATCTCGGTTCTGATCTCGGCCGACCTGGCTCAACTGGAGTCCAATCTACGGCAGGGCGAAGCGAGTATCGCACGGTCAACCGAGCGAATGACTCAGACCGTACAGAGATCGGGCCTGTCGAAAGCGTTCGCGGCCGCGACAGATCCGGCCGTGCTGAACAAGTTCGCAAGAGGTCTATCGGCGGTCGCAGTCGCGACGCAAGGCGACTACTCAACGACGGCGAACGCTGTGACGAGCGTCGGTACGGCTATGGCGATGCTTCCGACGCCGTATACGAAGATCATCGGTCTTGCGACGGTACTGACAGGGCAGGCGCTCGGATATCGCGATGCGGTTCTTGCCGCAGCCAAGGCGGAAGAGGAGCGACTGCGACTCTTGCAGAAGCAGGTCGACGACCAGACCGAAGCGGCCTCGATGGAAGTTCGCAACCTTCGAGAGATGCTCGCGATCGAGAAGGAGATGGACCCGATTCGGAAGCGCGAGTTGCAGCTCGAGTACGAGAAGCGACAACTGCGAGGCGAGATGCTTGAGATGGCCGACCAGATCGACGCGAAGACGAATCGCAACCTGTATCTAGCAAGGGAGGCTTTGCTCATCGAGAAGGCTAGGCAAGATGTCGAGGCCATACGGGCAAAGCAGGCCGATGAAGCCGCGAGGCTTGCCGAGGAAGAGGCGCGACGTAATGCAGCGATGCCGGCACAACCGCCGACAGCGGCTGGTCTCATTTCGTCCGTAACTACAAGCCTTGGAGGCGCGTTCAACTTCGCGCAGAACCCGGTGCTACAGTCGATTCAGGACTACGCCATCAAGCAGGCCGGATACCAGGCAAACCTCGTGCTTACGGCACGTGAGATCCTGCAACTGCTGCGGAATCAAGGGACGGTAATCACGTGAGCGTATACGTCGTCGAGCAACTCGGAAGCCGCAGCGTCTCACGGACGCAGGGCAAGCTCAAGGCCACGCGTACGTTCCACGTCTGGGACGACGCGACGCCGCTCACGACGCCGAACTCGATCTCGCAACTCTTCGGCTCGAACGGCCTGCCGTACTTTGGCGAGCCGTTTCCCGGAACGACCAGCCTCGGAGCGACCGACTGGAGCATCGCTCGCGTAGAAGGCCAGAGCGATCTATGGTCGGTGACCTGGGAATATCAGGAGGTGAGCGGAGGCGGAACGATCTCGCCGCCGCCGCCTGCTCCTGACGAAGTCACCGACGCCGCGGTGAACGGGTACATCGAGGTCAACGCGTCGCTCTCGGCGTCGCACATCGACGTATTCAGGTCAATCGACCGAGCGACGATCATCGCGCAGTGTTCGACGAATGGCCGGCACGCGCTCGGTATCCCTGACCAGTTCGACATCGGCGGAACGCGTGTCGATTCGGGAGGCCATCCGGTCTCCTTCATCCTGCGACAGTTCGAGGTCAACATCACGCTCGTCCGCGAGGGACGGTTCCAGCCGCGGAACCTGCTCTCGTTCGTCTGGAAGCGGAACCGTACGGCGTTCCTCGACTGCGAGCCGGGCAGCGTGATCTACTGTGGCTGCTCCGTCAATCGAATCGGCGAGCGCAAGTTCCAATACAACCACAAGTTCGTATATGACCAGTTCTTCCACATGCGACAGGTTCCGTCGCGTGACATGAACGGCGAGGTGTTCCTTGCGCCGCTTCCGAACGTGCCTGGGTCATCGTGCGCCGAGACGGTTCGCTTCGTGCAGCCGTTCCCAGACCTGACAGAACTCCGAAACATCGACTCGCTCTTCTTGAAAGTAACCTGACATGGCTAACGAGATCAGCATCACGAACCGACTCCAGATCGCGAAGGGATCGTTCCAGTTCTTCTTCGCGCCGAACACGCTCCAGGCCGATCTCGCGAGCGAGGCTTCGGCCGGCGGGAACCAGGTCATCGGCTCGACGGCTGAGGCACTCGACCTAAACGGAGACGTATCGGCGAACGGCGTCGCATACTTCCAGAACCTGTCGACCGCGATCCCGATCGAGCTCGGGATCAGCGGCTACACCTCGACGACGGCGACCACGAGCATGATCTCGCTCTTTCGTCTCAACGCCGGCGAGTCGTGCATTGCTCGAGCCGCGACGACGAGCATCTACGCGAAGGCGATCACGAGCGGCACGAATACGCAGGCGTTCGTCTCGTTCCAGATCTTCAGCCCATGAGCGTACGGTTCACGAGCGGAGGCGTCGGCCGATTCGGGTTTGACGAGGCGAACGCGACGCTCGACGCAGCGGACGCCATGGTCGGCCGGTTCGGCGATGCCGGAAAGCCGCAGCGCATCGAGATTCCGAAGCCGATCGTTGCACGGCTCACGACGGATCTCGGCGACCAGATGTTCGAGCCTGGCGCGGCGAACGTGCGGTTC